AATGATTTTGAAATTTGGGTTTCTTTTCCTGATTATAAATTTTTAAGATGGTCCGAAAAAGGCGGACAACATTTACTTGCTAAAAACCAATCATCTTTGATTGATAATATGGATAAAGAAAATGCAGATCTTATCATGAATAAATTACATTCATTGATGAGTTTTAAAATAAATCAGCAGGGCTTTATTCTTTGACAAATTTACTTGAAGCTGACTTGCGTAGATGGTTGCGTTCTGTCTGGTCGCGTGGTCGTGGCGGCATTGATGTTCAGTGGGTTGAACCAGCCAAAGGATCATCAATTGGGTTCCCTGATGCAATTGTGATTGTTCATCCAGTTCTGTTGCCGATAGAATTAAAGCTGAGCAAACGTCTTGGGAATGGAAAGTATGTTGCAATTGTCAGACCTGTTCAAAGAAGGTTTCATCTGTTGATGAAAAATTATGACATGTTTTCTTGCTTTCTGTTAGCTGTGGGAGAGAAAAATAATTTTGAAGTCTGGCTTGCGCACAATAGCTTTCCTGTTTGGGAGCAGAATGATCTTCCGGGCGAAGTCATGATTGCGCATCAGCAAAATGTAAATGGCACAATAAACAGAATACATTTCATCAAAGAGATTTTAAATTTGATGAAGAAGCATGACCAATCTGTGATCAGAACTGACAGAGAATGACCATGGACAAAAGATGGTTCATGATTGAAGCATATTCCGGACAAGAGCATGATTTATATCTGCGTCTTGCAGGGGCGCAGCTAGAATGCTGGAGGCCGATAGACATACAAAGGCCCAGCTGTCGCCGTTCAAGTGCTCGTAGGCCATTAGAAATCCGTTTAAAACGTATTTCACGCTTTGGTAGTTATATTTTCCTCAACGCAATAATGACTGAGTCACTTTTTCATGCAATTCGTAACACGAAAGAAGTCAAAAGAGTTGTTTGTTACACAGGAACAAGCAGTCCTTGTGTGATTGATGAAAAGCTGATCAAGTTTTATAAAGAAAGCAAACCAGAGAAAAATACTGACAAAATTGATTATAAAATTGGCGACAAAGTGATGATTGAGAATGGACCATTACAGAATACAATGGCAATTATAAAATCTATTAGTAAATCTAATGTTTTAGAGCTAGAATTAAACGTGCACAATAATCATTCAACAAGAGTGATCATTGAATGCGCACATGTCAGGTTATGTTGATGACGCTTTTCTGCGCCGATATAGCTGTGATAAAGAATGCTGCAGCAATGTGGCAGATGGCGGAGCTTTGTGTTCGTTTAAAAGCGATTTATAAAACGAAAAAACAAGGACCAAAAACGTAATGTCGCGCGGAACACCAACAAGCAATCAACTTTCTCATAGATTTCAGCCTGGAAATCCTGGCGGTCCTGGCCGACCGAAAAAGATCTTGACTGCTGCGGAGTTAATGGATCAACAAATCAAGCGCGACTTGAAAGCTGTAGCAAAAGATCACAGCCCAGAAGCTTTTCGTTTTTTGCTTGAGGTAATGCGCGACACAACAGCCGGAGTTCAACACAGATTAAATGCCGCTCAAAATATTTTAGATAGAGGATGGGGCAAACCTACGAATCAAACTGACATAAATGTAAATGTTTATGATAAAATGACAAATGAAGAATTAGTCAAGTTGATAACCGGAAAGGAAATAGACGGCGAGTTGATCGACAGTTTTGATTCAGAAATGGTTGAAGATGAACAGTAAGATTATATATGATAAATTGATGAAAAGAGCCATTGGGCGTGTTTACATTAAAGGTTTGCACGAGCGCCATCATATTATTCCAAAGTCGATGGGCGGATCTAATAAAAAAGAAAACATAGTTTGTTTGACTTATAAAGAGCATTTTCTGGCTCATTGGCTTTTGACTAAGTTTGCTGAAGGTAAAGATAAAATAAAAATGCTTCATGCTCTTGCTATGATGTCAAATAAAAATAGTTTAGGGAATAAAAATAAAAGGAACAGTAAAAGGATAATTTCCGCATGGCAGTATGAGGTTTCTGCCAGTGCAAGATCAAAATCTATGATGGAAAAAAAGATCGCATTAGGCCATAAAAAAACTTATGAGTCTAATCAGAAACATAGTAAAAAAATGAAAGAATTTTATTTAACTTTAGAAGGAAAGGAAATTATTGAAAAAAGAAAAATTAATATGATAGGAAACAAAATTGCAAAAGGAGGCCACAGCCATACAGAAGATACTAAGATAAAGCTGAGAGGAAAAAATCATTGGCGGTCAATTCCAATAAGATGCATAAATGATCAGAGAGAATTCTTTGGAGCAGGCGACGCTTCAAGATTTTATAAATTATCTGTCGGAAAAATCCGCTCAGTATTAAACGGGAAACGTGAACAAACAACCTGCGGTTTAAAATTCGAATACATAATTAAAATGGCACAAGCAGCATGAGCCTTGATTATGAATTAGATCTTGATCCTGAATATTTATTAAGTTTGCCGCATCATGTTCTTGTTGCAAAGCTGCAAGCCAAAACTGTATTAGATGTAAGAGAATCAAAAGAAGCTTGTGAGAAATCTTTAATTGAATTTGTAAGGCAGAGCTGGCATGTCGTTGAGCCAGCACAAGAGTTTGTTGATGGCTGGGTTCTTCAAGCAATTGCTATGCATCTTGAAGCTGTGACAGAAGGCACAATAAATCGTTTGCTGGTAAACGTTCCTCCTGGATTTATGAAGAGCTTGCTTACCAGCGTATTTTGGCCTGCTTGGGAATGGGGTCCAAAAGGATTGCCTCACAAACGATATCTTGCTACATCGCATTCGCAAAATCTAGCGATCAGAGATTCAACTAAAATGCGCCGTTTAATTCAGAGTCAATGGTATCAGGATAGATGGGGAGATGATGTAAAATTAACAGGCGATCAAAACAGCAAATTAAAATTTGAAAATAGCGCAACAGGTTTTAGAGAAGCAACAGCATTCACCAGCTTGACTGGTGTTAGAGCAAATACAGTTATAATAGACGATCCTCATAGCGTTGATAGCGCAGCTTCAGAGGCAATGAGAGAATCAACAATTACAACATTTCTTGAAGCTGTGCCGACTCGACTTGTAGATCCAAGAACATCAGCGATTGTCGTAATTATGCAGCGTTTGCATGAAGAAGATGTTAGTGGCGTAATAATAGAAAAACAATTAGGATATTGCCATCTTTGTTTGCCGATGGAATATGATTCAAATAGACATTGTGTAACAGAAATTGGTTTTGAAGATTTAAGATCTGAAGATGGTGAGCTTTTATTTCCAGATAGATTTCCAAGAGAAGTGGTTGAAAGAGACAAATCAGTTTTAGGCCCTTACGCGAGTGCGGGGCAACTGCAACAGTCACCAAGCCCACGTGGCGGCGGAATAATTAAACGTGATTGGTGGCAGCTTTGGGATGATGAGATGGCGCAAGCAAATGGTCTTGCGAATGCAGGCAAATATCCTCCGATGGATTATATAGTTGCTTCGCTCGATGGAGCTTACACCACTAAAGAAGAAAATGATCCAAGTGCACTTACAATATGGGGAGTGTGGCAGAAAGGAGGACAATCAGCTCGTCGAATATTAAATAGAACTGGAGAAGTTACAGATATACTTGATGATCGTGATACGATCCCTTCTTTAATGCTTATGTTCTCGTTTGAAAAAAGATTGCCGATACATGGACCTGATGTAATGCGTGAAGATGGAGAATCAGAAAACGCATACAAGATAAGAAAAAAATTAGCGTGGGGCCTTGTTGAGCATGTAATAGATGCTTGCAATAAATACAACGTTGATACTTTGCTTATTGAATCAAAAGGTCCAGGAATATCTGTTGCACAAGAGATACAGAGGTTAAATAAAACAAACACATGGTCAGTTCAGCTTATAAATCCAGGTAATGCGGATAAAGTAGCAAGAGCATATGCAATCCAGCCTATTTTTAGCAATGGCATAGTTTATGCCGCAGACAAGGAATGGGTGGAGAAAGTAATAACTCAGTGCGAGCATTTCCCCAAAGGAAAGCATGACGATCTTGTGGACAGCACGACTCAGGCTCTTAGGTATCTAAGAGAGAGAAATTTACTTAGAAGGCCTGAAGAGATTATTGCTGACATTAAGTTTGAAGGAACTTACAGGCCGCAAGTTAAAGCAGTGTATGATGTTTAAGAAAATAAGAGACTAACTATGATATTCTCTAGTTGTTTGTATTGCAATGAAAAGATTCTTATAGGCAAAAACAAAAAGCCGTGGAAAAATGCAAAAACATATTGCAATAATAAATGCCAGAAAAATTACGAGAGCGATATACTAGTAAAAAATTGGCTTGACACTGGAATAATTCAAAGAAAGCCTAGAACATATGTTCCTGGTTGGGTAAGAAAACATTTGATAAACAATAGAGGATATAAGTGCGAAGTTTGCAGCATTGATAGTTGGAATGGAAAACAGATAACATTAGAAGTGGATCATATTGATGGCATTCACTATAATGAAAGTGAATCGAATTTGCGTTTAATTTGTCCAAACTGTCACAGCCAAACCGAGACATATAAAGCTAAGAATATCGGAAAAGGAAGAACTCTTAATCGATATCCTAAATGAAGTAACGCTGGCATAGTATAATGGCATTACAGTAGATTTGTAATCTTCTGATGGGGTTTCGATTACCTCTGCCAGCACCAATTAAGGCTAACCGATGAAATCTATGGATGAAGTCGAGCGCAGAAGCAAAGAAATATCTCGCCGCATGAAAGCAATTCAAATCGAATTGCGCTCAAGCGATTTAAATCCTGCGCAAGCGTTCAATCTTGCTGAAGAGTTGGTTATATTGTATAACGAATCTCAAATTCTCGATGCGAGCGTTTACCAGTTTAGAGCGTTGGCTGAGCAATTGCTATCATCGCGTTGCTCTGGTCCTCACTAGGAGTCAAAATGATCAAACGATTTATATATGCGTTTAAATGTTTCAAATATGCTTGGCAGGATTATCGTCCGCATCAAAAGCCAATGCGTAGTTTTGAAAATTGGATGTTAGCTAACGAATCGTTTTTGGTTGGAACTTATTTTGAGTTTAAAAAAGAAAGTAACAATAAACTTTTCGACTCAAAACTACTCAGCAAACGCTGCATTAGCAAAGATGGTCGTGTTCGTTATTTTCCTGTTGTCCCTGAAGGTTATGATTTAGCCATCAAAGAGACACGGCACTAGTTAGGATTTAGTTATGTTAGAGAATGATCCACGTTTCCTGCGCCAGCCAGAAGATGAAAAAGCTCCTGCTCCTGGTAGCGAAACAGTTGACCTTGGCGACCTTGATCTTGTCAAGCTAAAGCCTGATGCGCTTGTTATTGACTTGCCTGATGGGTCGATCTCCATAAACTTTGGCGGCCTTGGTCTTGCGCCAATGGAAGATGAAGCAAAAGATCACGATGCTAATCTCGCTATGCATCTTAGCTCAGGAACGCTTGGTGGTATTGCTGATGAATTATTACGCTTGATTACGGATGACGTAACAAGACAAGAGCAACGCCTACAAGATGTTGTTAAAGGAATAGACCTGCTTGGCATTAAACTTGAAGAGCCGCGTAGTGAGCCGAACGATGAAGGCATAAGCGT